GGTTGATCTCGGCTCCGGCAGGGAGCAGGTGGGAGTTACGCAGGGCAGGCCAGGGTTAAATCCTGCTGGCACTTCCGCTGGCACTCGTCTGTGGAAGTTGACCAAACCCTACAGTTCCAACTGGTTAGGTTTGGAGGCGGAGGTCGGAATCGGACAACGACAGCGGTCAGCGAGACCACATTTGAATGGCCGTTCGATTGTTCCCTGCTTGGCATCAGAGTTAGCCGCCGCTTTTTACTCGTCGCCACTGCCGCATCCTGAGACGGAAATGAGACGGCCTGTTCTTCAATTCTGCCTCTTCCTTATTGGTTCTTCTCTTTCCTGCCTGCCTGTTCCTGAGACGACCGAGCAGAGTATATGGGCAACGAAGAAAGGTTAAACCCAAGATCGGATACCCCGACCGTCCCGCAATCTCCGGCGTCGAGGTTCCAAAACACCGCACAATTGCTGGCGGACATTCCCGTGTGCAGGAGAACACTCTTCAACTGGCGCGAGCAGGGCCTGATCCCCTACATCAAGTTGGGGCGACGAGTTCTTTTTGACGTGGAATCTGTTCGTCAAGCCCTGCATCGTCGGGAACGGGGAGGGTAAGCCGCATGAGAGAAAACGAGCCGCCTGGAGCGGCGGATGTTTTTTTGGTGAAACGCCGCGGCCGGCTAAGTGCGCCCTGGTTTTTTATGTCGAAGGGAAATGAGAACAGACGGCATGTTTTGTTCGAGTGCGCGGCCACCGCGTTTTTTTTACTTTCCCAGAACGAGCGGACCAAGAATTGCAGCGCCGTCAAGAGCGCCGCGCTATTGGGCCAGATGCGGGAATTTGAGGTCTGCCAGACCACTTGCGAACAACTGGCATCAGCCTACCGCCATGGCGGTGGTTGGCTCATATCGGCCTGGGTGCATCAGCGGCGGCTGGAAGCCCGATTGTTCCAGTTGGCCGGAAAAGTAGCAGGGACTAGAAAGGAGCGGCGGCAAAAAGTCGTCCCGAATGGGTTAGGTCGCGCGGGAAAAGTTTTGCCAATAGGAGCGCGAGCCTGCGGCCATGACAGCGTGGTGCAGGCCGTGTCGTTGCCACCACTTTGGGGACCCAGCATCCGTCGATATGAGCTCGGAAATGTGCCAGTAGCAGGTTTAGAACCTTCAACCGGAGCCAGTTTTATTCAGGAAATTGAGTTTTCGGGTGCTGCTGACACAACTCCGACACAGACAACGGCTAAATCCGAGTGCGCTGCCGAGCGGGACCATTATCCGCGCCGCGACATGGTGGCGGGCGAGCAGTCGGTGGGGAGGGGGGCGGGGGGGGGCCGGGTTGGGTCGAACGAGATTATCCCGATAGGTCGGGTCGAACGCGGAATTTGCGTAAAGGCGGGTCAGTTTGAGCAAGTATGAAAAACCACAATTTTCACCGGCTTTTGCGCAGCAGGTTTGATCAAAAAACCGATGCACGGATGAACGAAACGGTGCTGGCGGAGCGCGCGGGTGTCGGAAGGTGTCATCTGTCCCAGGTGCTCAATAACGTCGTCGGCAGGGGCAAGCACACTCGACGGCGACTGTTTCCCTGGCTGACTCACGAGGAGATCAGAGCGCTGGGCTGGGAACGGGAATATGAACTCTGGAGCCGGCACCGGCCCGACAGACAGTGCCTGCGTTCCACGGAGAACATTGTTCCGAATGAAACAATTTCGGAAGGCGGGGTGGCAGCGTGAGGTATGACGTCGTAAGAAAAGCCTGTGACGTGCAAGGGATAACGCATACCGAAAAACTGGTGCTCATCATTCTTTCAACCTTTGTGAACGACGACCACGGATGGTGTTGGCCGGGTATCGAGACGGTGGCAAAAAAAGCGTGTCTTACGCCAAGGGCGGTAATCAATGTGATAGATCGGCTTGAGGATGCGGGCGAATTGATGGTTGAACCGGGAACCGGCCCGCATGGTACGAATCGTTATCACCTTACCTGTGTTTCACGAGGGGCATACAGCCCTCCAGCCCTGCCTGAACGACGTTCATCCCTGAACAGTACTCAGAGTGAACAGCGTTCAGTGAACGCGGTTCAGGGGACAAGCCCAACTCTCGAACGAATTGCGCGTTTTACCCCTGAACGGCATTCACCACCCCTGAACGCCGTTCAGGGTGAACCGGGCGAATGCGCCGTTCACCCGAATGATATAAGAATGAGTACACACACAGAGAGAGGCGCTTTCCCATTGGAAACAGAAGTATTGGAATTTGCCCAGCAATACCCAGGCAACGCAGACAAAGGAATCCCGGCGGTGATCCCCGAAAGCTGGGCGGCGCACTGGTGGGGCTGGCTTACGTTCAAAGAGAAGAAATTCCCGACGGACTGGCGGACGGCGATGGTTTGGCGATTCGAGCGTGAGTGGCAGGATGGAAATGAGGTGGCGCACGGGCGGTTGAGAGAGGCGAAAGGTGAAAAAAAACCGCGCGACGAAAAACCGGTTGAACCCTTGACCTTTGACCAAATGAAAAGATTCTCATGAGTGACCAAACTGACATCAAGGACCGCGTGCGCGCAGCGGTCAACCTGCCGGAATGGATCATGCGCGATGGCGTGCCGTTGACTGGCAGCGGCAACGAATGGAAAGGGAAATGTCCATTTCATGACGACCGGACGCCCAGCTTCACTGTGTTCAACAAGCCCGATTCCGGCTGGCGCTACCACTGCTTTGGTTGTGACGCGGACGGGGACATTTTTGAATACATCATGCGGCGCAAAGGGCTGGACTTTCCCCAGGCGTTAAGACAGGCGGCAAACAGTGTCGGGATTGCTAACCCCGTGCCGACCGCCGGAAAGGCGTCCGCCGACAGCACGAAACCTGATTTCCGGGGGTTCGATCCGCAACAATATCGGCCGCTAGTGGCTGATGGCAAAGTTTGGAAATACCTGACAGAGCAGCGGAAATTGGACGGGGGGCTGTTAGTGGAATACAGCGTCGGCGAAACCATTGACGGCGAGGCGTATTCGTTCGCCTATAAGTGGCAGCCACCGGGCTGGCCGAAAGACCGTGATCCGAAGTTTGAGTTTGTAAAAGTGGTGAAAGTGGACCGCGAGGATGGCAAGAAAATCGAATGGCGCGACCCGCGCGGCGGGAAGAACATCCTCTTTGGCATGTCGGCCGAGCGGGTGAGAGCGGCGCATGATGCGGGCGGTGAACTGGTCATTTGCGAAGGCGAACTGGACGCAATCTCGTGGGCCCAGTTTGGTTTTGCAGCGGTGAGCGTGCCGGGAGGGGCAAAATACACGGGATGGATTGACCACTGCTGGGACTGGCTACAGAAGTTCTCGAAAATCCACATTTCCTTTGACGAGGATGCGGCTGGCCGAATGAAGGTGGCGGAGATCGTGACGCGCTTGGGCATGGCGCGCACGGACATTGTGCGGCTTCCCAACCGGGATGAAGGCCAAAAGTTCAAAGACGCCAACGAATGTCTGCAAGCCGGTGTGCTGGCAGCGGAGATGGCCGATTGCCTGAAACACGCTGAGTTCCTAAAACCGGAGAAGCTGAAGAGCATCTACGATTTTGAAATGGAAATCTGGAGCAAACTGCACAACGTCAGCGCGGATTATGTGGGGCTGCCGCTGCCCTGGGGAAACTTCAACGGATCGAGCCTTCAGTTCAAGCTCCGCTATGGGGAAGTGACAGTCTGGACGGGCTATAACAAACATGGAAAATCGGAGGTGCTCAACCATTGCATGATTGACCTTTGTTTGCGGCACGGCGAGAGGGCGTTGATCTGCAGCCTGGAAGTGTCGGCGGCGGAGACGTATCGCAAACTGCTGCGGATGGCGCACGCGAAAGCACAGGTGGAACTCAAGGAAATTCCCCGCGAGAGTTTCGTCGAAGTTCTGCTGGCACCCCTTGGGGATAGAGTTTGGGTCTATGACCATGTGGGATATGCCAAGGTGGACGACGTGCTCAACGTGCTGCTCTACGCCTACCAGCGGTTTGGCTGCCGTCAGTTCGTGCTGGACTCGCTGATGAAGTTCGACGAACTGGACGGCGAGGGGCAGGAGCAATGGAACCGGCAGCGGGACTTCATGAGCAAGTTGACGACATTCGCAGCAACCTACAACGTCCACATCCATCTCGTCGCGCACAGCAGGAAGCCTGGCGACCGCATGGGGGAAGCGAAGATTCCCCGACGGTACGACATCAACGGCAGCGGATACATCAGCAATTTGCCGCATAATGTGATCGTGGTGTGGCGCAACCGGGCCAAGCAGGACGCGCTGGAGGAAATCTTCCAAGCGGCCGACGATGCCTGGGCCAAAGCATACCCCGACGCAGCAACCCCTCCGTGGAAGCGGCTACTCGGCGGCCCGCCAGCGCCGAGTGCTCCGGCGGAATTTCGTAAGAGCTGGGACCAGATGGTTTTTATCATCGAAAATAGCATTTCCAAAGCAATGTCGGAAAAATTTTTGAAGCTCGTCAAGCAGCACGATTCGTATGTCATCGTGGACGCGCAGCGAGGAGGCGACGGCGATTGTCCGGCGAGGCAGTTGTGGTTCCATTACGACAGCCTGCAATTCCTGGAAAAAAGTCCGTGGGCGAGCGACGGCCCTGCGGAACTGAAGCGGCCGACGTGCTACGTGGAGCTGAGAGCCAAAAGCAGTGAAGAATGAAATTGCGGACACGCAGTGACGTGATATCGGAAAAGTGGACCATTGCGGGCTGGGGAGGGGTGGCGTTGGCTGGTCTTCGAGAAAGGACCAGGATATGAGGTTCAGGCGATGCCCGACGCGGTGGCTCTTGGATGCACCGTCTTGTTCGCCTTCCTTTTAGGGAACCTCCAACCGGTAGAATTGCTGCGGCCCGCTACTCCAGTTGGTGAAGCTGAAATTGGTCTGGCTGTTGGCTACTCTTCCCAACGTAGTCCAGTTTCCCTGAAGGTTCAGGGCTGACGCATCTTAAATTGTGAGGAGGTGGCGCAGGTAGTCGGGATCCTTGGCGGCCCGCATCAGCTTTCCTTTGACGCTGCGCTTACATTTTTTGTCGCGCCGCAGGAGATTTGACCGCCAATCGCCGCATGGCGGCCA